GGCTCGCTATTAAACTTTTCAGATACTCTTCTCTCCTGTCATAGCTCCATATCATCTAACTGCTAAACTCCATCATTTTATAAATCAACTTCTACTTTATTGTTTCTTTGGGTTTACCGAAAGGCATCTTGCGAAATTCCTCGGTAGTTACTACCTTCATTTGGAATCGTGGGATGTGCTTAGTGCCATAGATAAGTTCCCCCCTGATAAACTTGGCTAACTCCTTTGGAGGCACACAGTTGGCACATATGGCATATACCCGCCCGTCCTGTTCGAAGATAGTATTCAAATTTGTTTCAATGTTTATCATTTCATCTTCTCCTTTCACCTACTCGGATTCCAATACCTCAGTTTTATCTGGCAATTCCTTTAACCCAAAACACCATTTCTCAGGGACTTCTTCATCGTCATGGATATGCCACCAAGTTTTCCCATCATTGATAAAACCAATTACACTGATATTCTTATTGTCTAAAACACCATATAGTTTCTTGAGTTCTTTTGCAGTCATTTCTCTTCCAAATATTCTTGGTACTGATTACACCACGCTCGTATATCACAATATCCACCTTCACACCTGCTCCGTTTGCCAGGGCGTTCCACGATAAACTCGCCCTCAAATGATTTAGACTTGGCCTCCTCCCTTGAATTACAGACCCTCACGGCTGACTTCCGATTGGGCTTCATGATGGCGTAGGTTGTGGGCTTGCTCCACATGTCTTTGGGGGTACACAAGGGGAGTGCATCATCGGGCAGTTTCTCGGCCTCAAGATGCATCCTTATCCGTTCCTTGAGGTAGGATTCGACCTTCTCATCAGGCCAAATCGGGACTTCGATGATTGCCACAGGAATAGGAGGGTAGCCCGCATCGTGTGCCTTGCTTTGTTGCCAATCTCTGAGAATGGCACAGATTTGTAGTTTGCTTGAATCGAAACCATTGATTTTATAGAGATAGTAATAGCAATTAAGCTGGGCATGGTACTCCTCCCGCCCTTTGGGTTCAAAGATGATATTCCATATACTTGTTACCTTGTAGTCGATGATACTATAGTTGTACCATAGGTCAGGTCGTCCAGTTATTGTTATCCCATCAAGGTTTATTTCTAATTGTTCCTCTTTAAGACTCTCAGACAATTTCCCACGTTCAAGTATTACATGGATTGCCGACCCTAAAAGTACCCATATCCTATCGCTGGCGTCAATCTCTATTTCGTCCCAGTGGCGTCTCGTAAGCTGGGTTATCCTTGGTGGTTGTATCAAGTCCGTGACAGAAAATCCTTTTCGTGGGTGACTGTCCCACGTGATGGCCTTGACTAGCGGTTCGGGGAGTTGAAAGCGGTTTGTTATCTTGATTGGGCACCTCCTTTCTGTTGTTGCAACGACTTATAATTGCTGGGGTCATCTATCACCATTTCGACCATCTCGGTATCAAGCTCGCCAACTTCGTCGTACAATCCCAGCTTCATGGCAATATACTTGACGTTGTGGGCTTCGCACCATAGCTTAACGATTGCGGCTTCGATGGTATCTAGCCTTTCCATATTCCCACCTTCCGAGTTGTTGCAACAACTCAATTCTCCTCTGTATAGCAAGGGTCGTGTGCGTTGAGGTATGCTTCATATCTTTGCCTATCTCTAGGCGAAACCCCTTTTAATATAGCCTCAATTATATCTACGGCTGCCTCCGCCCTCTTGTGAAGCATAGTGTAGGGTCGCCCCTGAGCCTTGCTTAATGTCTCAAAATCAATCTCAATATTCTCTGCAACTAGAAATTCCTTTACTTGTGTCATTTCACTCCTTTGGCTTTAGCGAGAGCTGCTTTTGCCTCCTTAGTATGGTCATTCTTTCCCTGAGCCTAAATCAACACGGGCTTGGATTGCCGGATAATCATCCCCATACCACAATTTTCTATAGACCTTATGGTAGGCATCTCTGGCATCTAGATAAGCTAGGTTTGCCTTTTCATATTCCTGTTGAGCTATATCACGGGCTTTGTGAAGTGCCTCTACCTTGTAGTCCTCAAAGGCCTTGCTACAAGCTTCGTTAATGCTAGTCATAGATTTTCTAACTTCTCTCATTTTATCCTCCTCGTTCTATATTTGCTCACGTTTGTTGTTGCAGCAACTCAATTAAGTTCTGCGTTTCGGGCAGCTATTTCCCAAGCATAGCTCTGAGACCGCCTCAGAAATTCCTTGCATATCTTTCCTGATTTACACCTGTGGTCAAGGCAGTCTTGGCATATATCCTCACGGGTTATGTTCATGGCCTCATCCATAAGGTCTTGAAGTGCTATCCTCTCTATTATTTGTCCAGTTTCTCCTTTGGTCATTTTGCCCTCCTCTGTATGAATTTCTCCAGTTCCTCACTGGTGATGCGCCACCTTGAATTGTCGGCGTACTTAAAGGCTTTGAGTTTGCCCTCCTTAATGTATCTGCGGACTGTGTTGATATGGAGCTTCAACCTCTCCGCCACTTCGGGGGCTGTGTATAGGGCATTCACTTGGCCTCCCTGTAGTTTGCTAGGGCTGCTTCGACGCCTTCAAAGAAGCCCCCATTGCTTTGCATCCAGCCAAAGGCAAACCAAAAGATTCTCCTGACTGTAGCATCGGGAAGCTCCCTGATTTGGGATGCTAGTTTGGCCTGTTCTTCTTTGGTCATTTTCGTCTCCTTCCGTTGCCTCTTGTTGCAACAATTAACTATTTGCCTTAATAACTAAGTATAACTGGCGAGGTCAGGACTTATGAGAAATTGATTTGTTCTGTTCCCATTTCCTGCCATTGTCAAGCCATTGTTTGCCACAATCTCTACAGAAGCTATAGAATCTCATTGTGGGGAATTTCAGGCCCCTATCTATATGTTTATGCTGGCATTTTCTCATTCTCCTTTCCCTCCTTTCTTTATTCTTGAGCTTGCCAGGCTCTGTTAGGCTTATCTCCTTTCCTACCCGCCCAGTATTCAGTTGTTAAAGTGCTGAAAATTTAGTGTAGCTTTAGTATATATTATCTCTCTGTCTCTGTCAATACCCTGTTAGCTATAAAGATAAAATTAGAACAAAATTTCTATTTGCTATGAAAGTTAGGGATTTACTAGAAGAAATTAATCAAGATAGAAAAGAATATGGTGATGAGTTTTTGGATTGGGAAGTTTACACTGAGCAGCTGGATGAGACAGACAAGAGAATGAAGAAAACGAATCTTCAGTGGAAATGGATTACAGACAGTGAGGAGTGGCAATATTGCGAATGTGCAGGTTGGTGGACAAAGTTTCCTAAAGAGAAGGTGTTTACAATAAACATAAATTACTAGGTGAACTATGGAAGAACAGATTAAAGAACCGAATTTAGACAGACCCCAAAAAGATAAGCGTGGGCGTTTTTTGCCTGGCAACAAAGGGAATCCGAATGCGAAAGGCCGGCCCCCCAATGAGCTATCTATCACAGTCAAGCAGCGGGAAATGTTGCCTTTGCCATGTCCTTATAGTAAGAAAGGCGAAACCTGGCTTGAATGGCTTGCTGATAGAGGCTTAGCCTTAGCAGGTGAGAATGCGAGCTATTACAAAGAATTTCTGGACAGGCTAGAGGGCAAGGTGTTACAACCGTTTGAAGGAACAATCAAATCTGATGTTACGTTCACGATTGGAAAAGGTTATGAAACAGATAACAAAAAGACAGCTTGACAGGCAAGGTAACAGAGCCACAATTAAGGGATGGCTCCCTTTTGAGTTAGTAATTGACAGAGAGGTTATAGCTGTGGTGCTTGACAGTCAAGCTGCTGCTAGTGTAGTGCTTGACAGTCAAGCCGAGGAGTATTAAGCAAGGCTAGACAGGCTCAGGGTAGATTGTCACAGATATGCCAACGGTAAATTTGATTTTCAATCCGATAAACAAAGCACAGGATGATTTTGTTAAGTCCACAGCACCAAGCATCCTATTCTCAGGGGCATTTGGTGCTGGGAAGAGTGTGGCACTCTGCACGAAGGGATTAAAGCTTAGTTTAGACTATCCTAAAAACTTCGGTTTGATATGTCGTAAAGTCAGGGCCTCTCTTACCCAGACCACTATCAAGACATTTCTTGACCTTGTATGCCCGAAAGAGATAATAACCGATTACAACAAAACAGAGGGGCTTCTTACTCTTAAAAACGGTAGTCAGATATTATTTGGTGGGCTTGATGACCCCCTGAAACTTGGTTCTCTTAATCTAGGCTGGTGCGGGATAGATGAGGCAATTGAGACTACTGAGGACGAGTGGAATTGGCTAGGGGGACGGTTAAGACTGCCTGGTGTTCCTCATCAGATATTTGCTGTGACTAATCCAGGTGCTCCCTCTCATTACCTTTATAAGATATTCTTTCGTGATAAAAAAGGTGAGATATTTCAAGCAAGCTCACTGGAGAACCCCGATTTACCCGAAGACTACAAGCAGAGAATAAGTGAGTTTGAGGGAGCTTACTATCAGAGATATGTATTAGGCCAATGGGTAGGGATGGAGGGGCTCGTTTACTCTATGTTCAATGAGAGAGTTTGCCT